ATGCGGATGGGCTGGCGGAACGACGAGGACTTGATCTGTCTCAGTGTCTCCGGTGCCTACCTCTGGCACTCGGGTCTACGAAGACGGCATATCGAGACGATCAAAGCCGCCGAACTCCCGAAGATTACCCTGCACGGACTACGCCATACGCATGCCTCGCTCCTGATGGAGATGGGCGTCCATGCCAAGGTCATCCAGGAACGACTCGGTCATGCCGATGCAACGTTGACGATGGATACGTACGCTCACATATTGCACACTATGCAATCCGATACGGCGACGCAATTCGAACAGCTTTTGAAATGCAAAAAACCGCTCAAAAGAGCGGTTCGTAGGAAATTTACGATTTTCGCAACAAGCGTGCAATACGATTTCGGCAAATACTAGAAATCATTTAAGCCTGCGGACGTTTCCGACGCAAACCATAATATTGATAGAACTACTGAACTTTTTTACTATGTCGATAGATGTTTTCATATGTCACCAGAGAAGGGCTTTATGAATTATCACTTCGACTAGCGTCTGTTAGAAACTGTGCAATCAGGTGTGCAATGAGCTTTCTTATCCCTTACTGTGCAATATAAAGCGTTTCTCTCCTATGAATACGAGGTAAATACTCAATAATCTTATAGTGTGTATCGGCTCGTCATGGGAACGGGAGGTCATCTACAGATGAAGATATTACTGCTCGGAGAGAATCAATTAGCAATCACGGGAGAAGTCTCTGAAATCAATCATGTCATCGAGACGTTGACTGTAGGGAGTCAGGTCGATCTATTACTAAAGACGTCATGCATGAAAAAAATAAACGTGATCCTTCCAAGTAAAAAGGAAGCAATCACGCATGAGCAGGTTACTTTTGTGTTTGATTAAACGGGAAAGGGGAGGTCCCCTTTCGCGAATTCCAGTCACCACACCCTCGCGACTTCGCCCGACCTTCCCCTGGATTCCCTTGTGGGAGTTTTAATCATATCATTAATATCCTTTATTTACCTTTTTAATAATTATTGTATTATTTGGGATTATTATTTATATTTTAATAAACAACTGATTCAATAATAAGTTAAAAAGGAATGGACTTACGATGACCAAATTTATAGAATATGCAACGCTAGCGGTTACATCAATTTCAGCCATTGCAGCTGCATGGGCAGCAATCGCCACTTCGTCTGCAGCAAAATCTGCAAAAAATTCCGCCCAAACCAGCGCGAAACAACTGAAAACACAAATTGAAGGAGAAGCAAAAATTGAAAGACCAAGGTTGGTACCTTTGAATGAAAAAGTTTCAACAAGGATTTATCACATATTTTCAGATTGGGATATAGAGAGTAATAAGCGTCATAGTAATTTCACTGCTAATGACTCAATTAGCCGATTCTCTATCCCTATCATCAATACAGGGAAATCGTTTGCGATAGATATTAGATACTCTTTTTTTTATTATGGTGGCATTAATGGATTTAATGATTATTCAAACGAAGAAATTATCTTAAAACTAAAAAATCCTCAGTTAAAACAAATTGATGCTAAGTCTTTTGAATTTCACGCTTCGCACCTCCGTCATTCAATGATTGATGAGGTGACGAGTACTCAATTAATCGACACTAAACAAAAAATTGAATATATTTCATTAATAGAAAGTCACCAACTAAATCAAATTAATTTACCTAAGTATTTTATAGTTTTATGTAATGCATATCTCTTAAAAAACGAGTTTATAGAGCAAAACATGAACCTACCTACCCTAAATTTACTTATCAAGTATAAAGATCAATACAATACTGTACATAAAGATACATATATTATGCGATTGAGTAAAAAAAGTATAATAAGAGACAAGAGTACTAATCATTTTGATTTATGGATTGATTTTGATTTTGTAAAACCAAAGAATTCACAGAATAAAAAAAGCCTACCAACAAAGGTAGGCGATTGATTAAAACAACATATTCCAAGTTGTTAATCCAATTACACCATCGATAACTAATCCTTTTCTCTTCTGATACGAGCGGACAGCCTTCGTCGTAGCCGCATCGAATTGACCAGTGACCGGTACCTTGACCGCGTTCTGAATCCGTGTGATGTCTTTCGTCTTCATCCCTTTCGCGCCTTGATAGAGTGCAGCACCTGGGTAATCGACGATGGCTTCTTCCACGTCGGATTTAGTGACTGGTTTAGTTGCCGGTTTTTTGACGATCAGTTCATTTCCTTTGATGATCGTCGTGCCGTTTAGCTTATTCCATTTCTGCAGTTCATCGACTGAGACATCGTATTTCTTCGCGATACCGATCAATGTGTCCCCGGTGACGATTTTATGCGTGGACGATTTTCCGGTAACAGGAACACTTGTTACTGGTTTTGCGGTACCATTTTTGGTATTTGGTGGCTTTTTACCTGCCCGTAATTGTGCGATAGTCAGCCCGAATGTGTACTCGAGGTGCGGCGCATCGCGGAATCCACGCCAATCCCCACCCCACTCGAATCCGAGTTTCTTTGCGATCCGGACGATTTCTTTCCAATCTGCTTCCCCGTCCCGGTCGTAGTCCGCGGATTCAGACCACGTGACTTCTAATCCGCTCGGTGTATAGAGTGCGAAGTCGATTGCGAGTCCATAGTTGTGGTTTGAATACCCGCCTGGTGCGTTCGTGACGATCTTCCCGGCTTTCGTACGTCCTTGTGCATACAAGGCGTCCTGTTCTGCTTTCGAACGGTACGCTTGTGTGATACAGACGGGAACGCCCTGGGCATGTGCGAGTTTGACGAGTTGTTTCCCCATTTCGCGGACGACCGGGTTGAGTCCCGGATCGTCGAGTTTACGGTTTGCTTTTTCTTGTACGATTTGAAGTGATACAGTCATGGATACGTCCTCCTTATAATGCCTTGTCTTGTTCTTTGTCGTCCTTGACCTCAGCAATACTCAGCTCGCTTGAAATCGGCTTCACTTGTTCTTCTTGCGTAGCTGCAGTCTCGATAATAGAGTCAACGGCTCGTGGTTCCTTCTCACCTTGCAATTGTGTCAAGGCATCGACCATTTGTTGTGGCATTGGTACGTTCAATAACGCTAGGTTCTCCGTTACGGATAAACCTTCACGTGCGATGTAATAATAAAGTGCTAGCGTCCGAACGATTGGTAAACCGCCATTGATCAACTCATCAAGTAAAACCGCGATAATAATAACGATAAAGACGATACCCTTTCGGATACCGCCCCAGAACATGACGTCGCTATTCACGCGCTTATGTTTATACGCTGCTAAGAATCCAGTTAAATAGTCCACGATCATTAAAAACACTAGAATCTTCAATGCAGCGTCCCATCCTCCAAATAATGCTGTTACTACAGTACCTAGTACTGCAAATGCACCTTCGATTAAATGATGCGTTCTCATACCATCAACTCCTTTATCAGATAAAAAAACGCCTTGTTTGGGCGCTATCAATTACTAAGTATTAAATTAATCGGCACTTAACCTGTAATTAAATCACCACGGTTTTCCTGGATCAAATATGCATCAATGCTTACTTTTAAGTCTGGTCGTTTTGAAATGACATAGTCATAAGTATATGCACCGTCAATGATGCGTTGTCCTAAATACGCCCCCATTATAGTCCACCTCCCATCATCAACATGTCATCGATTGCAGATTGCATAAGTGCCTGTTGTTTTTTCAGTTGAGCGATTTCTTCATCCTGCGAGAGAGGACGAACGACGTACTCATAGAATAGTTTTTTGTTAGCGTCAACTTTTAAAATAGGATTTTTCCCATCGATTACTTCCGGTTGCGGAACATTATCGACCAGTAACCCTTTACTTAACAATTCTTGTTCGGATTTACCAAGACCAAACTCTTTATCGAAAGGCATATAATGAACAAGCCCCGTGTTTCCATTCTCTAATACTTCAACAAAGATCATCTTTAATATCCTCCTTAAGCTAGTGTGTAGTACGTGTTTAAATCAATTTTGCGAAGTTTACTGTTCCCAATTAAAGTTACTTTTTTGGTTGCTGGATCAACATGGAGTCCGCCATAAGAGGTTGTACTTCCTTGGAAGTAAGATGCTACTAATCCTAAATCGGTAGTGTTGAATTTTTTAACGATTCCGCCCAAATAAGTAAAGACGAATCCATTCACAGCATATAAATGAATCGGTATACCTTGAGGAGAAAGAAGCGCATCTAGAGGAACTTCCGCTTGCTTCACTAAGTCTTTATTGTATTTAACAAGATAATTGGCATATGGCGAAGTTGGATCTACTCGAATCATGTAAATATTCCCTTGATCATCTGAAATTACCGTATTTTGATATCCACCAGACACTAAATTAGTAGTGGCGACTCTCGTCCCAATACTGTTATAGGTGACAAGGTAATTATTTGCGTCTACGATAACCGCCCCAGAGTTTGGCATCGATGCAATCGCCTTAGGGGCTCCTTGATATGACATTCCCGACCAAATACGAACGCCCGTTTTTGAGAAACGGTGTATATTTAATGCACTTCCACCGTTCCACCCTACGCCATATAAAATGTCTTTTGTCACGTTATCGGCTCCTACACATTGTGCGGAGGTATAGTAATAACTCCCTGAATTCGAACCTGTTTGGAATACTAATCCCGAATCACTATAAATGCGTAATTTTCCGTTAGTGCTATCTGACGTACCGACTCCAACGACCTCAGAATTGGCAGCGAGATCAGTACCGCTACTTTCCCCACTAAAAGTAGATGACGTTCCACCAGCACCGTTGGAAGGAATTTTATAGAAGATAAGATTGCTCAGAGCCCAAACATAATTGGTTGTTTGCCCTGTATACCCAGCAGAAAAACCAACTTCCCAATCTAGTCTTCCATTGCCTTTCGTCGTGACGACTTTTATAGAACTTTCGTCATATTCAGTTCCTGCGCGATACTTTCCTCCACCATAATTCCCACCATGATCTCGAATATTTAACATATTTATACCTCCGATACGAGCGCACCATCTGCATCATACGAGAGCGTGTTAGTGACAGTCTTTCGGACTGTCGTTCCGTTCAGCTCGTAAGATGTGATGGTTCTCGTCGTATAACTTGGACTGATACCTCCTGAGAGGACGGACGTCGCAAATAGTGTATTATCTGACTTCCGCCGATAAGTAATCGTTGTAAAAATACCGTTAGAATCTTTGTTTGATTTAATGACTTTTAAATCATCCGTCATATCAGTCAACGTTCCTACCTGTGAGGTATTCTTCGTAACTTGATCTGCTACAGTTTTAACTGCTTTTGAAGTCGCTGCTAAAGTTTCACTTGTACTATCTGTTGCATTTGAAAGCTGCACTCTTCCTTTTTTCGCAACAGTTGCATCCTCTAGTTGAGATGGATTTAGCTTTCCATCTGTTCCTAACGTAGCAACTCCACCGGGGACTCCTAATTCTGAATCGTCTATTTTGTTTACTAGTTCTTCATGAGCAGCCTCTATTCCAATTTCCCACCGATTGATATCCCCTTCTGTAACAGGGTCATTTCCTTTCCAATCTGTTTTTGCTGTGTAACTCAAGCCTTCACCTCCCAAGTGAACACGAAATCAATCAACTGATCCCCGGCAATCGCGACATCAATCGACTTCGCGTTGATCAAGTTCTGATTCTCGTCATACGCTTTGATGGATGTCACCCGTGAAATACCGCTCAAGCTATGTGCTTTGACCGTGACAAGTGGTCCTTCCGCTACGATGCTATCCTTCTGAACGATGATGGCGTCATTGAGTTTGATGGTCTGGATGCGTCCTGCTAAGTCTGCCGCAATTCGTGATAGATAGGTCGTCTGTACGGTCATACAATCACCTCATTTTCTGATTTGAGTACTGCCTGACCAATACGCCACTCGTTTACTTTCCGGTACGTCCGCGCCGTGATCCGGACTCGGTCCACGATGCGTAGACTCTCCGCTGAAGATAGTCGTAAGACCATCTCGAGATGCGACGGTTTCACTTTCTGAATAGCTTCTCGCATGTCAGAAAAATTTTTCATTCCTTCGACCGGGAAGTTAATCCAGAAGGCGTATTCGTTCGGGATGTTCTCGACTCTCGAGATGAATGCTTCTAAGTAGCTGTCGACGATTGTCTCGATCAATCGTTCATTCGGTGTCGCGCCCTGCCCAATCTTGGACTTGATACGTTTTCGTCGCTCTTCTTCCGTCCCGTCTGACGACTCGACACGGTAATCGCGTTCCCATAAGGACAGCGCCCAGGTTGCTCGTTCGAGATCCAGTTGTGCCTCGAGTTCTTCTTGCAATGCCTCGATGATTATCAATTCCTTCGCTTGCGCTCCATAGATGGATTGCCAGACAGCCGATTGACGATAGACCGGATAGACGTGCTCAAACAATCGTTCCTTCAATTCCTCTTCATTCATGGAGATTCACCATGCCTTGTGTCACGACGCGGTCGCCCGGAACGAGAACGTTCGTCGCTGAACCGTTCAACGTCAATCCGGTATAATCGACCACACCGTCGATATCAATCAATAGGGCGCCGACCTTCGCATAGTTGACGCGGAAGTCGACCACGTCATTCGTTTCCCACGCCAGTTGGTTCAACTCTTCTAAGTACACGGCCATCTTCTCTGTGAACTGCGATTGGACGGATTCGAGCGAGACGCCTTGTAATTGCAACGTCGCTGTCACCTGCAGCGGCAATTCCTCTGAACCGACGACCGTGACCGTCGCACCGATCGGCGCATCACCTTTTCCGCGTCCTTCTCCTGCTACTGGGTCAATCTTTTCTTTGACGGCAGCAACGATTTCAGCGGTCGGTTTCTCATAGGTGATCGTCGTAATCAAGACTTTCACGGTACCGCGTCCCGCCCAGAGCGGGATGACTTTGACTTTCCCGACGCCGTCGACACCGAGTGCCCACGTCACGTAATCGCCGTCATTCCCTCCTCCACGTTCTTCTGAGACATATGCAAAGTAACGGGAACGATAACTGTCGTTGTCTTCTTCCTCTGCACCGAGCATCGCGGCGACGGGATTCGTCACCGTGTTGATGCCGATGTCTGACGCAAGCTGAATCGCACCAGCTGGTACCCGACCAATTTCACCCGCTTCGATCGCCACGACTTCAATCGAGAGTCGACCACTTTCCGGAATGATACGTTCAGTCTGGTCGAGGATTTCAAACTCAATTGCTTCCTCGTCTTCCCGAAGAACGACGGTCGAGAATGTGGTATCCGCTGGAATGACGTTTCCTGGTGCTCCTTCGACGTCAACAACCGCTCGAGCGGGTTGTGCCTCGATTCGGGAAAGTGTCGGTACCCGGTTCAGGACAACACGATCCAAGTCCTCGTCTTCCGCTGTACTCGCGAAGGACGCCCGCATGATGTTCTGCATGTAGAGACGCTGCATCGCGAGTTGGTTCGCCACCGGTGCTTGTGCGTCGTAGATGTATGAACCTTCCCGCCGGTCCCATTTCGGATCGGTCATGCTGAGCATCCGGTCGAGGATGACGTCCTCATCTTCTTGCAGTGGTGCCGGGAGATCAGGTAGATCCAATAGATTCGCCATCTGGTCCTTCCTCCTTTAGTTGTTCTGTCGTCGTCGTTTCGCCGACGATCGTATTCAAATCAATCGTCGCCTCGAAACGCCGTTCTACTTTGATGACATCGACCTCGTCGACCGAGACGATGCGGTCATCATAAACAATCGCATCCATCAAGCTATCCGCGATGAACAAGCGCTTGACGTCGTCTGAGACGTCGAGACGCATGTCATCCTTCGCCTCGCACCCGTAATCCTCCGAATAGATCGGATAGGCATCCCGCGGTGTCAGGATCATCTTCGAGATGACGTTTTTAAGTCCCTCGATGCCGTCGTCAACAAGGATTTCGTCATTCGAGCCTTTCACGAACTCGCCTGTCTCGAAATCAAATAGCGGGGTCAACATGCCCCCCGCTTGTTCCACCTCTTCTTCGGCATAGACATCATCCACGTCGACTTCCGGTAATAATCCTTCTTGTTCTTCTACGTCCGCCATTTCGTCACCACCATCCATTTTTCTGTCCGGTTCCGGATCGGCATCAACAAGACGTGATCTCCTGCTGCAGTCGTCATCGGATCGAAGACGTCTGCACGTGCCACCCGTTTCTCATCGATCATGAAATCCGTTGACGAGCGGGTACCGACGTAGCCACCTTGTCGCACCGGTTGTAACACCCACTGGGCACCGCTGGCTCCGGTATCGCTGATTGCCTGCAGGATGACGAGCTCTCCTTTGACGAAGAAGTGCGCATCCATGACGAAGGCGTCCGCGTCCCGTTCGCCGACACCTGAAATGTTGACGACGAGCGGTTCGACTTGGACGACCGTCCCGATCAGGATATGTTCTTGTGATGTCGTTGGTGTCAGGAACAGCTGACTGAAACGGGTAGCTGGATCTTTCATGCTCGTCCCTCCTAGAAGTTGATGTACGTGTGCGGATTGACCGCATGGCTCTTGCTATAGGTCCACCGACCACGGTGGAGTTCGAAATGAAGATGCGGCCAATCCGACCAACCGGTGTTCCCGACATAGCCGATCGTCGTGTTCACCGTCACCTTTTGTCCGACTTTCACCTTAGGCTTCGCATGGATATGAGCATAGACGCTCTCCCACGTCTGACCATTGACCGAATGGACGATGTAGACGACCCAGCCATACGACGTCGACCAGCCTGATCGTGTCACGGTACCGTCCGCGACTGGATGCAAACGCACCTTTCCGGTCTTCGCGCGGTCAATCAGGATATCGATCCCGAAATGACCGGCTGGTGTCTTGAATTGCTTGCGTCCCATCCAGCCACCGCTCATCGGACGGACGAATGCCTTGTTCGATTTTGAAGGCGACGTCTTTCCATTTTGAATCCGGACCTTGTAATGCGAGCGGATCTTATCCCACTCGCCTGCCTTTTGCCGGGCATCCGCTCGACCCAGTCCTTTTTCGAGGATGCTGATCTCGACGTCCCGCCGTCCGAACGGGATGCTTTCCTTTGCCGGGAGTCCCATGTCAATCCGTTTGCCTTTGATGGCACCCCCGATGTCTTCCGCGAGATAGATGCCGCTGTATTCCGGTTTCGCCCGACACTTGATATAGACGACGGAACCCATCGGTATGAGCTTCGGGTCGACGGCGATGCTTCGCTTCGTCTTGAACTTGTTGCCGGATGCGGTCGTCCCAGTACCGTTGATGCCTCCTAGAGCGGGGTTATAAGCTGTCGCGACCCAACCCTTGCTGAACTTCAAGCGGATGCCTTTAATCGATTCTGTGGTGTTGCCGAGACCGTCCTGTTTCTTCTGGACGTCCGGCTTCTCATAGCTAATCGACGGCAACGAGGTGCTCACGACGGCGTCCGCGTCCATGACGACATGATTCGGGTAGATCTCATATTTCACGTTGTCGAAGTAGTACCCGTGTGCAATCAAGTCATCCTTCGATTTGATATAGGCGTAATCACCGGAGAAGAAGCGCTGCGTCCCTGACGTCGCAACATGACGAAACGAGCGGGTCACCTTCGACCGGTTCTGTCGATCGAGAGCTTTCTTTGCTTCCCGTCGTGCATCGGCATCGTTCGTCGCATCACTCTTGATGTAGGTCGAGAGCCGTCCGTATTTCTTGATGCTCGACGCACTCTTCGCAATGCCATCCGCTCGTCGTTCGCGGTTCCGTGCCCGAACATAGTTCTTCCGGTCCTCGTTCGAACGCTCGACTTGCGCGTCCGTGATGCCTTCGCTGAGGACGGGCACGTTCTTCGGTCGACTCCGCTCGTAGACCTTCAGCCCGTTGTCGTAGCGGATCCAGTACGACTTCTTCGTCTTCTTCTTGTCTTCCGTCAGAAGAGAAGCAAGGACGGAATAATAGCTGTCGTATTTATCCGCGCGGTAGTCGAGCGTTTGGCGATGCGTATACTTCCCAGCTGGTAGCAGTTTCGGTTTGATGCCGGCTCGTCTACAGATCGTGTCGATCGCCTTCCGTGTCGTCGTGCCCTTCTTGAAATAGAAGTCGTCCTTGTTCTTGACGAGATAGAGCAGCGGATCGTACGCGGTGATGTTGATCACGCGATCCTTCCGCTTGATGACGAAGATGTGACCGAAGAACCAGAGTCGCTTTCCTTGCCGAACGGAGATATGTGCCCCATCCAGTTCCGGTAACCCGGACACGCGCATCAAGTCGAGGGACAGTTTGACCGCCGCTTGCGAGACGCTGTCCTCGAGCTTGATCGGGATGATGACGGATTCACTGACGTCATACTTGGAATCGATGTAGACGCGGAGATCAGCCATAGTACAACACCATCCCTGGATAGAGTCGGTTCGGGTTCTTGCCGATCGTCTTCTTGTTACGGGTGTAGAGCGTCCGCCAATTGATCTTCAGCCGTTGAGCGATGACCGTCAGTGAATCATTCCGCTTTACGACGTACTTCTTCGGTTTCGAACTCTTCTTCGTCGTTTTCTTCTTCGTGGATTTCCCACGCTTCGACGAGCCTTTTCCTTTTTTCTTCAATTTGCTGACTTTCGGGTACGCGTATTCCTCGAAGCTGATTTCGAACTCGAGATCAGCTTGTTTGGCCGATCGTCCGAGCTTCGGTTTATCCTGCCAGGAACGATAGGAAAGGATGCGACAGCGCATCGTCTGCTTCGTGTCCGTGATGGCGAGAGTCACGACCTCTTGTTTTCCTTTGATGCGACGTAACGATGCATCCAACGTCCGTGGCAGTACGAAAGTCCCCGTCTGATACGTCCGCTTCGTTCCCGGAAAATGACTCGTCAGGGAGAACGTCCGGAGTCCGGTCGCCGTGATGAAGGAATACGTCTTCCCGCGGATCCCGTCGTGCGATTCTGTTTTCTTGTCTCCCCCGGATAACCCAAGACCCGGAGGCGTGACGGGGAACGTAAGTGTTCCTTTACTATGCTTGATCGTAATCAATCCAACATCGCCTCCAAGTTATGTGTCGGTAGGTTCCGGTCCAGTTCTTCCATCTTGTCTGCGATGAACGCCATAAATTGCAAGCCCATTTGCTCGAGCTTCGCTGGATCATCGCTTAAAGCGCCTAAATCGTCTGGACGGATATGCACGTTGAAGACGTTCTGCGCTTGCGTATTCTGCGACTGGTTGACTTGATTCGTGATGCGTTTGCCCGTCGCGGACGGTAATGCCTGCCTAGATTGCGTTTTGAATGGCGCCACTACACCTTGGCTAACAACGGTCTGTGCCATTCGTTGGAGAGCAGGGATACGTTGTTTCATCCCTTCCTCATGACCACGCACTGTGTCCGCGCCGATCGGAATGATTTTCTTCGCGGGTGAGTTGACGCCAAGCCCTTTCTTCATCCAACTCGGAATCATCGTTGTCAATTCAGACACCTTATCTGAAACCCAAGTGAATCCACTTCCCATACCATCCACAAGACCGCGGATAATACTTTTCCCGACTGAACTCAGGTCAATGTCCTTCAAGAATTTGACCGCAGCATTCCAGCCGTCGTCAATAGCCGTCTTTACAAATTTCATTGCAGATGAAATAACATTTCCGAAACTAGAGAACTTTTCTGAAATAATCCCGGAAATTGTTTGTGTTACATTTCGGAAAATATTGGTAATCGCACTCCATGTCGATCGAATCAGCGAACTTGCCGCGTTCATAGAAACACGAATAGACGTTCCTATAAAATTAAATCCTGACTTGACAGCTGACAGTATAAGATTTATTGCTGATTTTATTATATTTATATAACTTTTAAACATATTCATAATAAAACCTCGTACAGCCGAGAGGACATTAGATATATTCGATTTCACAAAATTGAACCCATTGACAGTCGCATTTTTAATACTTGCAATTCCTCCAGAAAAGAACGCCTTTATAGCGCCCCAAAATCCTGAAATGATTCCTTTCCCACCCGCAGCCAATAAGCGGAAGCCGCCTAGAACTCGCCCAACGAGCAATAAGTTGACATAGTTCCAAATAAATTGAATCGCTCCGAAAAATGATTGCTTGACGCCTTCCCACATTTTCTTAAAATCACCAGTAAACAATCCTGAGAAAATTTTTGTTATTCCCAAAATAATATTTAGTCCACCTTGAAAAATACCTTTGATATTAATCCAAATTCCCTTAATGATGAACAAAGCAATTGGCATGAAAAACTTAACTACATTAACAATAAATTGAAAAATATTTTTAAACGCTTGCATCAGTTGCGCTCCATCACTCTGCCAAAAAGCGCGAATTTTCGAGAAAATTGACTTCGCTATATTAACGATAGCCGTGGATGCGCTCGAAAGTGTCGATCGAATCTTGCCTGTGATGGAGAGTACCTGTGCGATTGATCCATTTGAGAGACCTAATCGACTCAAGATGTTTTTTGATGCTCCATCATTTCCGACCAACGACGCAAAGACACCTTTGACCAAGGTGCCGAACTGTTTGAACTTTTCTTCTGCGGTCTTCGCTGCATCTTTCAGGAACAAAATCTTATCCCGGAAGGCGTCAATCTGTTCATGATTGAAGTGCGCGCTGATCATAATCTTCCGCGCTTTTACGAAGTCTCCTGACAACATGGCTTTCAGACCTTGAATCCCACCGCGAAACTTGTCGGAATAGGTCCATGCTGCCTTGAATCCTCCGATGAGTAATGCGATGGTACCGACGACCGCTCCGATTGCTAAGGCGACTGGCGCAATGAACGGTGCCATGAGCGCGAATCCTTCGACCATCATCGGCAGTAACCCGACAAGAATCGCAATCCCTCCACCGAGTACTAAGACTCCCGCTAGAATGGCAGCACTCGTAGCAATCATCGTCTTCATCGGTTGCGGCAATTGGTTGAATGCATTAACGAGACTCGTGATGACCGTCGCCGCAGATCGAATCGGACCTTTCAGTCCATCCCCGAGAGCGATTTGAGCGGACTCCGCTGCACCCGTCATCTCTTCTAACGCACCTTTCAAGTTATCTTTCATCTTGTCCGCTGCTTCTTTCGAGGCTCCGGCACTGTTCTCTAACGACTTCGTCATCTTGTCGATTTCGCTCGGTCCAGCTCGCATCAAGGTCAGAAATCCGGAAGCGGCTTCAGTACCAACCAATTGAGCCAATGCTGCCAGTTGCTGCGCATTAGTCATGCCTTCAAAAGAACTCTTCAGATTTTTGATCAATCCAGAGATACCGACAAACTTTCCTGATGCATCCGTAATGTTGATGCCAAGTGTCGCCATCATTTTGCCAGTCTCTTCCGATGGTTTCAGCAACGCAAGAAGTCCGCCGCGTAATGTGGTACCGGCTTGTTCACCTTTCATTCCTGCATTGGTCAAGAGACCAATTGACGCTGCCGTCTCTTCTATGCTGACACCTAATGCCGCTGCAGGTGGTCCTGCATACTTCAGAGCGTACTGCATATCTGTGATGTCAGCAGCCGTACGGTTCGCTGTCTCTGCTAAGATATCGGATACGCGACTTGCTTCGGATGCTCTCATACTCCAAACATTGAGCGTGGAAGCTACGACTTCAGCCGTTTGTGCCATGTCTGCACCCGATGCTTCTGACGCACTGATGACTCCCGGCATCGCAGAAAGAATCTCTTTCGTCGTCATCCCAAGCGCGGCTAGCGATTCTTGTCCAGCCGCTACCTCTGTCGCACTCTTTGAAGTAGCCGCACCAAGTTCGAGCGCGGATTGTCTCAGACGATCGAGTTCACCACTCGATGCACCCGCAATGGCACCGACACGACTCATCTGTGCGTCAAAATCGACTCCAGTCTTCACTGCCATACCTAGTCCAGCGGCGACACTTAATCCCATGAGTGAGGCGGCGCCACCGACTGCAGTCAGTGATCCGGATGCTCCTTGCAGGCGTTCGAATGTCGTTTGTGTCTGTCTCGCATCCTCTTGCATGTTGCGCATCGAGCGGCTGACGCGTCCAGAGACCTCCGTGAACATATCACGCAGGATGATGGATGCCGTTAATGTCTGATTGCTTGCCATTCATCATTCCTCCCGTTCTTCCTCTTCCGCGTCGATGATGATCTGTTCGGATGCCATCAAGAACAGCTTCACGTTATAGGGCGCATTCCAGAAATCTTCCGGTCTGACTTGCTTCCGTTGCCAAAGGACGTGCGCCCAGCGGAGTTCTGCATCTTCACCTTCGAGGATGCTCGTCTTTACTTTCCCATCGCACCATCTGGCTCATCGAGTCCAGACAAGGCAATGACTTCCCGTGAAGCATCCGCGAGACTGACTGTTCCGAACAGTTTCGGGATGATCAATTCTGGCAGCGGAACCGGTAGTCCGAGCTTCGATGCGAGTTCCGGACTCCGGAATGACATTGGCGTTCGACGTGAATCGAGTGCCTTGTCGACGATCAAGCTGTTGTACTTCAGTTCATCAAGTTCTTCCGTGATTTGACCACGTGGACCATGCTTCTTTTTAATGGCTTCTTTCCGGATTTTGCTTTCTTCATCCGCGTTGAGGGCAGTAATCGGAATCTCGAACCATTTTCCGTCAATCGACATCATCTTGACGCTTCCTGCGCGGCGATTCGAGATGTCGATGTCCATCAAGTCGGACAAGGAGACGTATTTCTTCTCCTGTACCACCTCGTCCTGTGATGCTTCGTCTACTTCATGTGCGTAACGGTCTGCTGTTTCCATGAATATGTATCCTCCTCTGAAATTGAAATGAAAAAGGAGACCGAAGTCTCCTTTATGTCCGTCTTATAGGAATTTGTAATCGTCCGCCGTGAAGGCGAGATCCGTGTCACCCGTATCTTTGACCTTGAAGTTGACCAAGTCGACCTCATCGAACGTGACGCCCATCAATGCGATTTTTTCTCCACGGAGATCCGGGTCGCGTAATTCGAAGATGAGCGTCCGCGGAGCATCTGGGTCATCCAAGATACTACGACGGAATTCCGCAATCTTTTCTGTCCAGTGCATCTTGATCTTCCCGCTGATCTCCGAACCCATCGTCCGGTTGCCGTCCGCTTTCGCATTCCCGCGTTCGACCTTCTTCTTGTTGAACTTGACCTTTGCTTCTGCTTCCGTGACTTCGACCATCGCACGCCCGGTTTCGTCATAGACCTGCCCGTACTTCCCGCGGAGAACTTTCCGCGGATCAAGTACCGGTAACTTATCATCATAGGATTGTGGCATCTGATTCCCTCCTGTTTCGTTTCAGCGACTTAGGACGCCGTATTGTTTGCGTAGATTTGCGTAGCCGTCCCGTAGACAGTGAACACCGTCTTGAAGTAGGCTTCGGTCTTGTACGCTTGTTCCGTCGCTCCCTCGCCATGGTAGCGGCTGTCTGGGACACAATCATAGACCGGCTCGATGACTTCGATGTTTGAACTCGCAAGCGGCTCGAGGACCAGTTGTTTGATTTTCTCCGCGACAGCGTCCCGCTTCGAAGGACTGTTCGACTGGGAGCGGAAGTACTTCTTGAAGACGAACTCTTGCTCTTCCGTGATCAAATCGAAGACGTTGATCGTCTGGATTTGTTGCAAGTCACGTAAGGCAGCGTCCGGATCGGCGTCCGCGTCGATACCGATGAGCGGATCGAGTCGCGAGAAGTCCGTCATCGAGTTGACCGGTGCATTGTAGACGACGTTCTTGCCTTCCGCCTTCAGCAACAAGTAACCCTCTTCAATCTTCTGGTTCGCATCGACGTCTGAAAGCTTCTCGAGATCGTCGAAGATCGTCAGATGACCCGCGAGTGAGCGGTTGACCGGAATCGAGATGGCCGCTGCTAACGCAAGGACGGCTTGTTGCGCTGGGGAGTACTCGACACCCTCCTTATACGCTTTCTGCATCGTCGAGATGGCACCATAGTAATTGACGTCCGCTGACGCGAGTCCACCGAGTGCCGTCTTGACGAATTGACCGTTCGGTCGTTGCGTCCGGACGAAATCAAGGAACATCGCTTGGATCGCGCTATCCGATACACCGTCATGGATGATGGCATTCGCATATTCCGGCTTCGCGACTTCGAGGAATTCCCCGTAATCGAGTGCCGTCACCGCTTCCCCTGAGTGTCCTGCCGTCAACAATTGCGCGACGACGTTCGCTGGAAGGGCATCGGTCACTTTCTCGACGCGGATGTACTTCGAGTTCGCCGCAAGCGCGACAAGATCGTCGTTCGATGCGAACGTCAACTTCTCGAGCTGCAGTGCATTCTCCGTCAAGAGCAGTTCCTTCTTGTTGTTGTCGCCGATGACCGGACGGACCGTCACCGCGAACTGGTTTCCGCGTGCGCCCTTGTACCGTGCCTTGACCTTGATCGATGTCAAATCGAGCGAGGCTTCTTTCGCGGCACTTGCTGCTAGACGATAGACCTTGATTTCCTTCAAGGATACGACGCTCGTCCCGTCTTCTCGGATGAAGGCGCTGTTGAGGAACGCATCTTGTAAAAGGAACGCGGATTGTCCGCTTCCGAACGCGGTCTTCGCTTCATCCATCGAGCGGACGGTCACGATCTGGTTGATCGGACCCCAGTCTGCCCGGATAGGCATCAGGAGCGTGCCACGTGCTGACGATTCGACGCCGGACGTCGTGGCGATGTTGAACCGGACATAGACGTCCGCTTGTCGCTCGTGGCGACCTGGAATCATTGCTTTTGCCATGGATCATTGCACCTCTTTCTGTTTGAATGCTTCGATGCGTTCGATCGCATCCGTTTGTGACATCTCCGCCTGCCCGAACAAGGCACCGACGACGATATGCCGCGGATAACCGAGGGAGGCATGCGCCTCGATCAGTTCTTCCGCAGGGTAGACCGGTTCATCCGAAACGATTGTGACCGCTTCGCTTACTTGCTTACGTGCCATAAGTGTTCAACTCCTTGTTAAATACTGCCGTATCGAGAGACGGGAGTTCGACTTCTCGTTCCGATACGTACCGTTGGCCGATGACTTGGAAGTTCAGCGCATCGTCCGAGATCAAGTTGTTCGCAAACTCGCACTCATCCAGTTTCCCTTCTGTCTCAACCCAGTCTCCCTCAGCTGTTACGCTGATCAACGGGATTTCTTGACAGTTCACCATGAGCATCGTCGCAATCCGTGAGACGAATTCTTGCATCTGCTCGGGTTCATCCACGAATAGCGTACCGAGGATCATCGGTTTGTATCGGTACCAGCCGGCGCTGAAAATCTCCGGTGTCCCGCGCGGTGGCGCCAAGACGAAGAAGGGACGTTCTGCCCCTTGCTCGACTGGGCGGTCATAGCCGCGGACGTTGGTGGTGTCCTGCACGAACTTAAGCACGGATCGTACGTCTTGGACACCTAACTGATCACTATCAAAGTAGCTCATTGAAAAATGCCTCCAATTCACGATTGATGAAATCCTGACCGTCGCTCTCGAATGAGTGCCATGCGTTCTTGAAAAAATGCTTTCCCATGACGGTCATCGGTCTCAACCACATGCCGCCGTCATGGTCCGGACGATATTCAAACTTGTCATTCTTCCATTCACCGGGTACGAATCGCCGGGATTGCCGGTGACCGTTTTCGACCCAGTCCGCATATTCGACGTTCGTGCCGAACACCAGTTTGATCCCTCTTATTTTCTGCATCTTGAAGATGGAGTCTTCGCCATCCGTTCCGCTCGATGCCGCTGCTAACGAGTTTCTGAGCCGTCCATCCATGACCGGTGCGACAGCCGTGACGCGATGAAGGAACGCGAAAGCGGTCAGCTTCCCGATTCGCTCCAGCTCCTCATCGAGTTGTTCACGTTGCGCATTGAAGCGGTCGAACATGCCGTTATCATTCAACTCGAACTTGAAATCACTCATGCGCTATCCACTGCCTCGACCGGAATCTCATAATGATGGATGCCTAGACGATCATGGACAGCATAAGGACGTCCGCATGTGAACGTCCCGTATGCATGCGATCGGTCTTTCGAGTAGATCCGCAGTTCGTCACCCGCTAACAACGGTACTTTCGTATGGACGAGGAAGCGACGATTCAGTTCATTCTGCTGATAGGACACGCTGAGCCGGTTCTCTTGCTCCGCTAAGCCGACCGCGACATCATGCAGGACTTCCGTCCGCGTCGAGGTCGCGTTGTACTTCGCGGACGACTGGACCATCCGGAAGACGTCCGCTCGTTGGAACAAGAGAGACTCATAAGGACTGAACGGGTTCATAGGAATACCACGCCAGACGACTCCGGTTCAGGTGGTGGATTGAGATACGGTTCGAGGAAAAGCAATGCCTTGTTCAGGTATTGACCCGATGTATCGAGCGTCTCCTTGTAATCCGAGCGTTCGATACTCTTCACCTTCGGAACCGCCTCATCCATGACGAGATAGCAGACCGCTAGCTTGATGGCTTCCGGAACAGGTAACGGTACCGGAATCTGTTTCACTAAAAAACGCTGCTCGACCTCGATGATCGAGCGGGTCAGAGCAGCGGCTAATTCTGTTTCAGGTAGGTTACTTAGTGTCGGGAGCTTTTCCGCCGCTTCCGTAGTCGTCATTTGAATCATCTTCGACACCTCCGTCTAGCTGTTCGATCACTCCGCCCTCCAGCAGTTCTTCTGCGACTGCCTTCGTGACTTCGAAGCGAGAACCCGGCTTATGGAGTACTCCTTTGTACTTGATATGCGTGAGAGCCTTGACTTTCATATCATTCACTTCCTTTCGATGGATGGTAGTTGTGATGCATCAGACGTTCATGTGGAAGACCGCGTTCGGACGTTGGAGCGCTGGGAATGCCGCTTCACCGACTTCGACGATTTCGTCTTTCGTCTCTAGCTTTTCCCATGGATTGACGAAGATACCTGGTTGCCCTTGGCGTTCGACCGTCGGACCGAGTGCCGTGTAACCGAGTTGTGGATCCATCGCCGTTCCGAGCAATACAATCCGACGCTCTGGTAGATAGCGTTTCGTCGTCACACCGTCTGGTAACGTAACGACTTGGTCGTTGACCTTGATTGCTGGCAACATGTTCGCCTGTAGGTACTCATCGATGTCACGCGGCAAGACGTTTCCGCCCGCTACACCCTTGATGGCGCTGATCGTGCTCTTCGCCTTCATGATCTCGCGGAGTTGCGCGAAAGGCATGTGGATCTCAAGCGGCATATGACCCGCGTTCTTGTCCTTGAAGACGAGCGACGCTTCGATCAAGTCCTCGAGCGGATTCGCTGTATCGGCTTGATCCCATTTGTCGGCACCCGTCACGTTCAATTTGTTCGCGAGCGGGATGCCGAAATCGATATCGAGTTTGACGCCGTCATGATCGTAGATAAGCTTCCCTTCATAGACGGCTGCCGCTCGAAGTAACTCTTCCGTGTGCTCGACGCCGATCCGGAGATCCGCAACGTTCGTCAAGGCATGGTCGAGGAGCGCTTGCTTCTCCCGGTCATTACGTCCGTTCATGTACTCCAGCTGGTCTTTTTCACTGAAGCGGATGCGGTGCTGGATCTTCGCGACCTCACCAAGAGATTGTGCCACCTGTTTTTTGTCGCGGAACGGCGCAGGTGCACCGAACTCGCTGAGCGACGCTGCAGTAACGCGCGTCTGGTCGATGATGTCGTACATGAAGTTCGTCGAGAAGGATTCCTCGAGCGGCAAGAACGAGCGGAGAATCGGTGTGAATGGTACTTCACGGTTCTCAACTAGTCCGAGTAAGGCTTGTGGTTTGAATTCGTCTAACGTGAGGAATGTTGGCATGTAGTTCAACCCTTTCTATTTTTCAAATGGATTACTGGAATGAAATCATCTTAGCGGCTGTCTTGAAGGCTGCCGTGATACCGGTACACTTCGATTCGTTGAGGTATCCGCCGATGTAGCCGATCCCGACGACGTCCGTTCCATCAAGGACGAGTTCACGACCAAGAACGACCGCTTTACCAGTAGCGGCTTTCGCGTCATCCCACGGCTCCGCTTTCTTCGTCGCTGTGACGACGAGCAACGCCACTCCTGCTTCTAGGCGTCCTGCCGGGAACTTCGTTGAGTCAAGCGTCACGTTGATTGTCTTTGAGCCGACCGTGTCCGCTAGAATCTCTTTTCCGGCTGCGTAATTCTTCGTTACGGGTGTTAGTTTCATGAGGAATCTTCCTTTCGCTTCGTAGTCTTATTGTTTATTCTTTCCGTTCAAACGCTCTGCTAGAGACTTTCCGAGGTCGTACCCCTCTTTCGGTGCTGGCGGATTCCCACCGCCTGGAGGCGTCGGTGGATGCGTCGCCGAGGGCTTGATGAGGTGGGGCTTCGCGGTCTTCACGGCTTCGAGCGCTTCTTGGAGTCCGTTCACGTTGCCTTCGTCGTCCACTTCGATAGCGGAGCGGTCGAGGAACGCTTTCGCATCTGCTGGATCAATGAAGTTCATCTGTGTCGCCAAGGCTTTGACTTCCGCGTTGATGATGCGTTCGTTCGCCTTGTCGTTCGCAGCCTTGATTTGCGCTGCGACGTCGCTGTTCTCGTCGATGCCGAGTTCTTTCTTCAGAACGGCGATCAGCTTATCCTTGTCGTCACCCTTCTCCTTTGCATTGGTACGGTGTCGTGCATTCTCCCGACGAAGTTTCTCAATCAACTTATCCTTCTCATCGAGTGGCGGATCATTGGGTGGATCGTTCGGCGGATCGACTAGCGGGTCAGCCGGTGGATCATTTGGTGGATCGTTCGGTGGATCCGCTGGCGGGTCATCCGCGAAGAACTGAATCGGGAGTTTCAAACGATAGGTCGGTTTCAACGGTTTTGCTGTTTCCATGTGCAATGTCCTCCTAGTTCGCGGCACGTGCCTGACGTTCCGCTTCATACATCCGTCGATACTCCTGGTACGTCGGGATGTTGAATTTCTGTTGATACTGAGCAAAGGTGTCGATGTCCTGTGCAATGCCGGTCGAGGTTCTGCCATCATCCAGATAGATCCGGACATTCCGACGGCTGACTTGATTGAATCCTTTGACGACCGGCGTATAGGTGACGCGGCAATTCGGGTGCTCGATGTCTGGTGCTGAAGCGATGGAGTCCATCTTGTAGATGCGACCATCAGCGGCACGACAGACCGCGCATGTCTTCCGGTCGAGTGTCTCGAGACGACGCATGCCTTCGATGCCGTCCGCTCCATGATCCTGAATGAAGTCCTGAACGGATTTCTTCTTCGCGGAGTTTCCGGCAGCGATGATTTCAGACCGTACCAGACGTTCTGCTTTGTAGGCATCCGTCTCGAGCATCTCTTTCAGACGACGTGTCGTCTTCGCGACCGACTCACCGCGCATCATCGACGAAAGCAATTCCTGTTGGAGCTGCCTACCTAGGCGTGCGGTATTATCCCAGATCCGATTCGAGAATCGCTTCCCGGACCAATCCCGATTGACGAGGGACTGGATGCTTTCCTTGTCGAGCAATGGCAAGACGGGGAACCTGCCCTCTCCTTGCATCGTCAACAAGTAACCCGTGAAAGCATACTCTTGCATCGCCACGGCATGTAGGATACTGTCTGTCATCGCGACAGTCGTACGAGCGAGTTCTTCGATGTGAACGTTCGTCTGCGCAAGCAAGGCTTGAATACGCGCTTGCTGACTGTTGAGCTTTCCCCAGTCCCAGACGAGTTGGTCTTCTCCAGAAACATCTACAGCGAGCGAGAGAATGTCTCCCTTGATTTGACGCAAGAACTCCGCATAGCCGCGGAGAAGCACTTTGATTTCCTTGTCCTTGATTTTGATCAATCGCTTCTGCTGGTCGATGACCATCTGATCGAGTTGTTCAGCTGTCAAGAGCATGGCTTAATCCTCGTCGTCTTCCGTCGAACGCTTCTCAATCTTCTTGTCCGCTCCATCGATGTAACCATCAATGTTGTCGAGGTCGACTTGTTTCCGGTCTGCCTTCTGTCGCTCAAGACGTTCCTTCTCTTCCGTCGCGTTCTCGACGAGCGGATTCAGCTGCAGGATGGTCTCATCCGAGATGAAGTCCTTCAAGCCCGTCAACATCGTGACGTATTCGCTGACGTTGATCGGTAGGTTCCGGTGAACGGTCCAGTAGATCCAGCGCCAGTTGTATAACATCGAGGTGTCTTGCGACTTCGCGACGTTCTGCCACTCGGTGATGGTGTCCTTCCCCTCGATCATCCAGTCCTTCGCTTGGATGCCGTAGGTCAGGAGCATGTTCTTGCGGCGATAGTATTCGTTGAAGTGAATCTCTCGCGCATTCGTCGCAATCTCGAGCGGTGCATACATCTGTTGAATGGCGACACCTGACAGATTGCCGTTCGCTGTATCCTTATAGATTTTTGGGAGTTGCGCGACATCGAAGAGCCGCTCCGTCAATTCCTTCAGGTGCGCGACGATCGGTTTCTCGTCGATCGGTGGTGTTAGGTACTCGATGACGGCTTCCGGATTCTTAGAGCCGACCGCACGAGAGGCGCGCATCTTCGCCATTTCTTCCGGTTTCGGAAGTTCACCGATGAATTTGAGGAAGGGATCGTTGAAGACATCCATCTTGTTCGCGTTATCGCTCAGCGCCCGGTTGATTTCATCAATGATCGTGATGCTCGGTTCGTCAATGGCTGACATGCCCGTCGGAATATTCGTCGTCGGCGGTGTCTGTGCTTCATCCCCACGAAACCACGCAATCGGTACCATTGGGAACTGGTGATAGGCGACCTTAACTTCTTTTCGTGGATCATCGACGAGATCGGTACCGTCTCGCTTCAGGTAGTAGACATGAGTGTCGTCGTACCACTCGACGTATTCAGCGGTCTCTGTCGTCCCGTTCCGTATCTCTTCTTTCGTGTACCGATGAATCGCACCGATAATGTCGCCGTATTCGTTCGTCACCGGGAAGAGGCGGTTCAGCGGGTAGGCACGATAGCGGATATCCAGACGATGGTCGAAGTAGAACAGCACACCCGCTCCACCAGCCGTCAATCCGTTCCGGACGGTCGTGAAGTCGATGTGATGATCACTGTTATCCTCGCGGACGTCCTCGAGCTTCTGCCGGAATCCCTTCAGTCGTTCGAGATCCGCACCGTATTTACTGGCTGCACTATCCGGTACCTCGACGCTGACCGGCTTCCCGACCATATAGTCCGTCGGGAGGTTGACGATCAGCTTCGCATAATTGATGACGAGGCGATGGTTCGGGTCGTCCGCTCGTTTCGGTTGTCGGACGAGTACGGCATGCTTTCCGTCATAGTAGGATTGCTGCAGGACAATTGATTTCAGCAGGATTTCGTGTTGTGCGATGTATTGGTTCAATCCTGCCCATTTGTTCTTCTGTAGTTCTTGCGTGAACGTCGTCGCTTCCACGCCACCGCCTCCTTTCTTGTTGAATAATGAACGTAGCCATTCGATGAATGAACGCCACATGGTCTTTCACCTCACTTAGAATGTCCGCTCGAAGGCGCTGAAGCCTTTGCCACCCTCCGGCTCATAGAAGCACAAGGCGAGGGCGTCCGCGCGGTCAGGAGATGCCAGTCCGCGCTTCTTCATCTTGTCCTTCGGTTCGACCTTGATGACGCCTTTACTGAGGACCCGATACTTCCGCGTCGTCAGCTGGGAAACGAGCTTGTCGTCCTCGAGCAATTCGAGGGTCGGCTCCTCCCCTAGCATCCGGCGTCTGAAGTTCGTCTCGAGTAGATCGCGTAGGTTACCCCACAACTGATCGCCAAGCTTGTCATAGACATCCGGGTCATCCGCTCTCGATCCGTTGTTGATGCCGTGGACTTCGAACTTCTGCATGTTATGGGTATCAATCCATTCGTCAATCCCATCCGTGACACCACCACCGACACCAGTATCATCGACCTTGAAGACGACGCGGGGTGCTTGCGGGAAACGATTGAGCGTGTTCCGAGCGAAGCGGATGGCTTCTCCTGTCGTCTCCGTCGTTCCTTTCTTGCTATGGGTGTGTCGTGCGACGACCTTGTTCCCGACACGGGCATACATAACGGTCTCATCATCCCCGTACCGGGCGACGTCGATCCCGATATGGATATCCGCGTATTTAACAGGTGTCACAGTTACGTTGATGGCTTGATCCGTAAATTCGAGCGGGATATAGGCGTCTGCCTCTGCTTTCGGGAAATCACCTAGGACTCGGACACGGTAGACGTCCGAGTCTTCGTTATACTTCTGCTTCAGCATCTCGATCGTGTCTCGTGATGTACGCGGACTATCGAGGGAGCTGACCTTGTGCGTACTCCAGAGATGCTTGTCGCGGTTATGGGAATCAAAAAAGACCCCACTCGTTCGAGTCGGGTTTCCGCACATCAAGATTTTGTTTTCGTCCCCGGTCAATGTCCCGAGGATGGCTTCCATGATCGGATCAGCGACACCGGATGCCTCATCGACAATGAACAGCATGTAGTCTTCGTGAAAGCCCTGCATGTTCTCTGGCTTCGTCGCGGTACGAGCGGTAGCGAACCAACGTTCTTCACTCCCGATCATGTAGATTTTCGTCTTCGTCCACTTCAGCAGCCGCTTCAACAGTTCGGATTTCTCCATCCACTTGGCAATCTCTGCCCAGAGGACGGTGAACAGTTGATCCTTGGTCGGCGCGGTCGCGATGACTTTCGGATTCGGTCGGCATGTCAGGTACCAAAGGGTCACGACAGCTTCAAGTCCCGTCTTCCCAACACCCTGTCCGGAGCGGACGCTGACCTTGTTCTTCTTCGATAAATCGTCGAGTACGCCACGCTGCCATTCGTCCGGATAAAAACCGAGGATGTCTTCCGCGAATGCCGCGGGATCGTCCCAGTAGACGTCGATGACGCTAGCGAGTACGTTATACGGCTTCGTTTGCTTCATGGCGTTTCCACCTGTTGCTTACGACGTCGCTCGGCAGCGGCAAGGACGCCGTCTTTCCAGTCGATCGTCGTCTCGTCATCCGTATCCGCATTCTTTAGCTGTTCGACTTCGAGTTTCAGTTTCTCTAGCTTCAGGACGCGTTCCTCGTCTCCCTTGGTCAACTTCTCATAGGAGCGGATCATCGCGTCGAGCCGTCCCATCGCTGTAGCAAGGGAAGACATGAACGTCGCTTGTTTCTCGTAGGCGAAGCGGATTTCCCACTCATCCTTCGATTCGCCGCTTGCGCTCAATTCTTTCGACATGTCATCGGCATTGCTGACATGCATGATATTCAAAGAATTGATGATGTTCGCATGCATCAGCTGGATCTGATCCCAGAGTAAATCAGCGGGATTCCGTTCCTGTGTGCCATGCATGATCTCAAGGATGGATTCCGGTATGTACTGACGGAACAGGCCATGCAGCAACGCGTTCTTATTCCCTTCCGGAGCACCACCCCAGTTGCCGGCGGCGTTCTTGTTCCCTTTTGGTGCGCCACTCTTACGTCGTTTAGGAGCGCTCTCTTTCAGTTTAGGAGCGCTCCCTTTGCCGTCTGTTTCTTCATCATCCCAGCGGTCCGTCGATTTCCACTTGCGAATCGCGCTCGGGGAGACACCCATCTCCTTCGCCAGGTCGACCAATTTATATGTCGGATCCTGCTTGATGGCGATGCGCCACTTCTCGCGAGCCTCATCCCGCCGGGGGTCTCTTGGTCTCGCCACGCTCCCACCGCCTTCCTAATTACTGGATTGTGTTGTTTTTCAGGACGACCGACGACCTTGCTTATGCCGCTCTTTCATCATTCGATGCGTCTGACGCTTCGTTCCTGATGCGACAAGGCGATTCACATGCCAAGATGTCTCCCGCTCGTAACGTGCCGTATAGCTATGCTGAGGGGCATCCGCTACTAGTGCAGTCCGTGTCATCTTCCGGAGGTTGTCTCCGACTCTTCGTAGAATTTCTTTCACCATGTTCCATGCACGTTCGACGAAATCTATCACTACTGTTTTAAGCGCATCTCGAATCGTTTCTAAATTCATCTCTGTCATGGTCTCCCTCCTCTCTTATGCTTTCCAACGAACCGACTAGGTCGATTCCCGTCCGCTCGTTGCAAGGCACAAAAAAAGCATCCAGAAGGATGCCTAAAATTTTAATCTTCTTTCGATAACTTTTTTAGTTCATTTTCTATAAATTCATATATACTGCTCACATCAGCTCCAAAAGCCGTAAAGGAAGATATCTGCATTAAAATCCCGCTCAAAGTTTTTTTCTTTTCCTTTTGTGACGCTTCCATTTGTATCATCATTCGGACCATAAAATGAATAATGGCATCACGTTGCTCATTTGAGTTTTGACTATTGCGAAGTAGCGAAGAAAGTATTTGAATTTGTTTTTTTAAAAGCTCTACTTGTTCATTATGTCTTCTAAGCTCTTCTGCCTCTTTTTCCTTTATAGTTTTATTATGCGCTTCAATCCCTTCTCTATAATTGAAAGGCACATGATTATGATTCATCAGACTACTTATATTATTTTCAACGAGGTCATACAAAGGTTTTTCTGTTAACTCGCCTAAAGAAATATAGTCTTTTGTAAGATCACTTACTTTAAAGTCTCTTTCAATTTCCTCATTCCAAACGGCTTGCTCTTCCAAACTCTCTCGCAGTTTTTGTTTTCTAACCCTATATCCCTTTAACAAATCATCATCGTTCATCGCAGGCACCCCTTATTGTTAATTAACTAACATTGTAAGGGTTAGATGATACCATGTCATTTATTGTAATTAAATCCATTCTCTAACCAACAACGCACGACCACTCCGCCCTCACGCTTCAAAGCTTGCTTCACATTTTTTTGGCTGCGTCATACGTTGTTGGCAAGAAGTGAATTACTTCATGCGTTTGGTCTCCTGTTTCCAGAGGTACTTCAGCCAGTCACTTTGAGGAATCTTCGTGACAGGTCCTGTGCGTTTATCTTTACGACTTGAACTCACTTTCCAGTGGATCGTGTATGGTTTGCGTTTCATGCAATCACTCCTTATATGTACAAACATCCGGATGAGACCGATCATTGCAAGCATCTGGGGGAATGACATGGAACCGATCGATAGGCTGACTAAGGGAGGTCAAAGGTCAAATTCACTCATCCGGATATTTCTGCATACAAAAAGCGCCCTGTCCGTTACAAGGCGCTTGGTATGTGAGTAATGCCTATGTCCTGTAGAACAATGCAACCGTCGTCGCACCCAATTCGTCTACATGGAAAGAATATCACGTATTTGGCAAGTTTTTGTATCAAGTTTGTATCAAAAATGTATTACGTTTTCTTACGTATTTGTATTACTTTTTTCTTTCATATCCTTTGGTATAAATAAATACATAAATTTTTCATAAGTTTTTCTACTTGTTCTATTCCAATTTTTTATCTCTTCTAGGGAATTCGTAACTTTATCGAGTATTTTAAAGTAAGCTTGGTACATTTCTAGTTCATTTTTTTCCTTATCAAAAGAAGAAATGAATGTCATATATTTTTCTATGTCAATGATTGAAACATAAATTTTATGAATTAATCTGTCTTCCTTTGAATGGAAATTAATTGCACTCTTTAAAAAAATATCTTTATAAACCAGTACAGATAATAAGTTAATTTGCCTGTCTGCTGTGTTAATTAAAATTTTGATTACTTTAAGAAGAGAATCGTCATCAACGTAATGATTCTTAAATTCCTCTTCTGTCAAATTCATAATGTCAATATTCTGAGTTACTTCACCTTTATTATCTAAGAAATTTAATGCTTCCTCTAAATTTTCTAAAATCTGATTATTTTTTTCGATTTCAACTCTTAATAACTTTTTTATATTCCTTGCAACAACTAAGTTCTTACTTAATTCATAAAAACTTCTAATGATTATAGTAAGCAATGCAGATCCTAATACAGGTACGATAATGTCTAAAGAAAGTGTCAACGTAGTTTAGCTCTATTCGCTGCTTCTGTTAAATATTCGAGTTGTGATAATTGCCGAATAATCATTTGATTATCATCAGCATGTTCTTCCAAAAGGTCAATTTCATCTTTTGAAATTTTTAAGTTATTTATGCTTTCATTAGACATACCTCCTTCATCTCTTTTGAAAAAAGAAGATTCGTCTCCAATTGAAGAAAGGATGTTTGAGATTAAATAAGCATCAATTTCAAAAAATATTGGAACATCTACCGCTTCAGATTCAATCGCTTCTCGTAAATTGAATTCTTCCTCACATCCACAATCCTCATCGCAAATAAAATCTTCTAGTTCATCTTCAGTAAGAAAAACATCAGTATTATTTTTACATGTATAACGATACTTTAATTCAAGTGTTCTATTATCGTTTATCGAGCTGATATATACGAACAGAACGAAAACTTTTGATAATTCAATATTAAAAACTTTTGAGAATCGATATGGATTCAGAAATTTTTTCCCGCTCTTAACCTCAGAATTAATAAAGTAATTTAATTTCTCATAAGTTTCGTCAAATGGATATAACTCATTGAGACTCGGATTTCTCTGATATAATTTTTCTAAATTTGTTTTTAACATTGTCATTGATTTGTGCCCTCGCTTCAGATATTTTCAACGTATTTTTTATTGGTTTAACTCTTCCGCTGATTCTTTTATCATTTTGATAATAAATAAAAATCAAGTGATCGTTACTTAGTGTTATTTTAATTTCTTGAGAAAATTTTTCTCCTGATGGAATTACTGTTGAAACATGCAGACCAAGTTCATTTATCAACTTGATACCATCGACTACCTCCTGAAGATGCCAGTAAAAATCTGATGTATATACTGGAAGTCTCTCTTGATTTTTAGTAGTTGATTTTGTCACTTCCCAATCACGTACTGTAAATGAGAAAATAAAATCTTCAAGCCCATTAATAATATGATATTTCTTTTTTAGCTTTGTGAAAGCCTTCATATTTTTTAAAAATTTAACACTCATTCCAACACTATGATTATCAAAATCCTTAAATTTTTCATTTATAAATTTTTCAATATCACCTGTATCTTTTTCCTCATTTTCTCCTAGAATTCTCGAAATCATTAAATCTCTGTCTTCCTTAAATAACTTATACATAGCTAGTTCAAAAGGAGACTTATTAAATGCTTCGTTTTCTGTATTAAATGTTTTAAGATTATTGAATTTAGTTGCGTCATCTTTCTCATTATTCATTTCTTCTAAGGCAATCCTAGCAACTTGGTCACCAATAGAATGAATATAAAGTTCCGACTCTACAAGACTCTTAATTCTGCTATACAAAGTTAAAGTAGCAGATTTTTCGTTTTTGAATTTAGAAGTAATTGTTTTATTAATATCAGCTGATTCTAAAATGATTTTTTTCATATCAATTGTAGGATTACATAAGTCTTTTAACGTATTCTCATTATATGATAATTCAAAAAAGTCATTTTCAAAGTCAAATGTATACTTAACAAATACTGATTTTGTATTTTTCTTTTCTGTTTGATAAATCACACCAATTTTTTCATACAGTTCAATTTTATTTTTATCTTTGTATATACTAAAGTAATGATCATTTTTTAGTTTTATGTCTGTAATCTTTGAGGGATTATATTCTCCTGTAATTTTTGGATCATATTTTTTTATTAGCAATAGATACAGTGAGTTCATGTAATCTTCTAAACAATCATAATTTTCAATTGAGTAACTCATCCCGTAAACTCTTCTAACATTAAAATGATATTCTAAATTAGTTAAATATTGTTCATGAAAAAGTTCTGCATATTTCTGTTCACGGTTAAAGAATTCATTCTTTAGTTTTTTAACATATCCGTCTGCCCTAGTACCTGCAGAAGCATTTTCTCTATCGATAATAGATAATATGGCTTCAATTTTTTTCTCTTCGCTTTTGTATCCTCTTTTATTCTTTTGAAGTTCTTCATAATGACGATTTGTAAAGCTATCTATATCAAGCTTAATCATGCTTTTTAAGATATCATCCAAAGTAGCATTCGTAAAAATATTTAATAAATTATCCTGAATGTTTATTTCTATTGTTTTCTCCATGTTTTAGCCCCCAAAAATCAATCTACTAATTCATGGTAAAGCTAAAATTGTAAATTCACCTAATATCCAACCGAAAAAACGTATGACATTTTTCGACAATTTTTAATTTAATCGAAACTATTAGTCTTACTATATACGTTTGTGCGATTAAGTTTTTCTTGAGCAATCAGTTCGGCTTCATCGTAGCATGGGCACGGTAACCATTCGTTGTTGATACGGTATGCCATGCCGAACGGGTGATGGAAGTAGCGTTTCATCGGTTCCTCTCGTGTGACGTGTACGCGTTTCTCGGCGAGTTCGATGCACGTGTTATGCGTCATGTTCTCTCTCAGCTGGGTATGTCCCATCTATCTCGTCCTCCTTCTGAATGACTGCTGCTGTTTTGGGTTGACTGGTGCTCGTCCGCGTAGGGTGCGCCTTGATGAGATAGGGTATTCGTTTATGCTGATCCTCGAACGAGTGCTGGATGTCCGCTCGTCGTGCTTCCGTGTCTCGTCTCAATCGGGAGAAGGTCTCTTCGAACACGTGCTGATTATCGTGTTCCACTTTCGGTTTTGAAGGGTTCGAACGTTTCTTGCCGATGAACTCGACGCTGAGAATCCCGATAATCAGAATCGGTGTGAGGATAAATAAGGTTTCGGGTGGTGTCATGATTGCCTCCTACTGCTGGAGTACTGCCGGGCATTCCGCCCGGCGTCTCCGTCGTTCACCTTATTAGGCGATGATTGTGAGTTTATCCGCTTCGTTGTATTCAGCTAAGGCTTCCATCAGGTAATCTTCGATGTTCCGGATGGCTTCATTCTTCCAAGCACCACCGTCTGCTTCGAACAAGGCGACACGCGGACCGTTCTGCATCCGAAGGACGAACTTGCTTTCCGGCTGATCGACTTCGATGAACGTCCGGTATGGTGCAAGCGTCACTGGATTGACGACCTTGACGTCTGCGACAGTCGCGACACCCGTTTTCATCGTCACCGCTTGCGAGATACCGTCGTCTCCAACACCTCGGACATTATCTTCCTTGAGGTTACCGACCATTTTCAGAATCAATGCTTGATCCTTGTTCGGGACGAATACCGACTGCAGCTTGATGTTGATGTCTTCCGGATCGTAGTACGAGTCGAATCGGAAGGACGGGACGTAGGTACTAGCTTGGATGTAGTGATTCCGATTCTGATCATTGTTGAGTTTGCTCATGACAGTGACCGTTTCTGGATCTTTAATGTGGATGAGTAGCGGTTCGTTTGTGTCGAACTCGCTTTGGATATACTCGACGAGTGCCGTCAGCGTATGAACCTGAAGTACGCTTGAAGTTGGTGCCTTGATCGCGTAAAGTTCGCGGTCTGAGACAATACGACCGTGTATCTGAGTAGTTTGGAATTGACCGTGATCTTTGATCCAGTTGAATGCGTCTTTCAGTAATGACATATGAACAGCTCCTTTGATTGTGGTGGGTTGTGTTGTGTTGGGATTATGCGCGTGAAGAACGTGCGTCTCGTAAGTCGATGACGACTTCGTTCGGGTATTCTGGACTCTCTTCAATCGGTACACCGACGTCATTCGCAATGTCGCCGTTTTCCGTGATCATCATCTGACCTGGCATGCTCGACTTGAGCTCTTGGCCAACTGCGTTCCCTTCGCCATCGACGTCGATGATAATCTTCGAACCGATAGCACGTGCTGGCGTCAACGTCGTCTTAACGCTGATGTCGACCATCGCAAGGTCACGCTGTTCATCCGCTGACAAGGTCATCGAGATCGTCACCTTCCGCTTCTTCGTCGGATCCGTGTTGAGGTCCGCGATGTTCGCATAGACTTCTCTCAAGGCATTATTGACACGTTCTGCGAATGCGCCTTCCGCGAATTCGTTGAGGTTGATTTTAGGTTGTGGCATGTGATTCCCTCCGATTGGTTGATTGTGATTGGATGATGTCGTGGATTTGGAGCCGACCGATCGGCGTCCACGTCATCGTGGTCTTGCAGCCCATGCTACCGTTACGGTGCATGAATGGATATTCGTTGATCGTGACGAGACCGCGCTTCAAGTGTGCTGTACAGAGTTCCCAGCTCCCGTTGACCTTCCGCTGGATACCAGCGTGCTCGAGGAGAGCGTTCAGCTTCCTTGCTGACATGCCATATCCTTTCGCGACTTGTGTCGTCGTCATCGGGCGTTTGTCCGCTAGGATGCGTTCGAGCATTGGATCAGGACTCATGTGTGTCGCTCCTTTCGAGTGCAAGTTGAAGTTGATTACCGACATCATTCTGTCGCCGCAGCCATTTTTCCTTGCAGACGGGTCCGATGCCTTCCCTTTGGCTTTCCTTCGTCGTGAGCCGTCGTCGTGAGCCGACGTCCGCAGACCGGACAATAGCCGGTCCGTGACTTCGGTGGTCTACGTTTCATGACGCAGACTTCACGGTATCGATCAGGCGCAACAGCATGCCTTGCTCACTCCGGAAGCGCGGGATGCGCATTTCCTCATAGCATCGTTCCCAGTCCTCTAGGATCATCCCGACGACCGCTTCCTCGTCCGTCTCGACTTCCGGACGCATGGCGTCCATCTTGCCCATCATGTCGATCAGGATGACACGTTGTCCGTTCCCTCCAGCGCCGAGCATGTGATACTCGTCCTCGACGAGACGGTAGAGCGTGTTGAACGTCACCTTCGTCTCTTCTTGCCCAGCTAGTTGTGTTGTTTGTTCCATGTCATTCGCCCCATTTCATGTTTAGTGATGTTCCGTTGCGATACTCAGATAGTCGAGCAGGACGCCGTCTCTCGAGACGACCTCGCTCGTCTGTTCCTCGAACCAACTCAGCGGAATCGACTTGCGTTCGCGTTGGTTCGCCCAGTCTAGTGCGTCACCGCTCGAGAGATAGAACGTCTTGCCTAGTTTCTCGAAGTGGATCAACAGGAACGCCATGCCACCGAAATCCTCGATGCGTCGGAGTTCGTCGAATTGATGCGTCTCGATGTTCTTCAGCGGGAAGGAGGTCGCATTCTTCGTCGATTTCGCGTCGAACGAGAGGTACCGCCCTTGATGCATCCCAGCGAAGTCCAGTCCACCTGACTTTTCGAACCAGTACTTGCGGACATTACCTTCCTTGTCGAGCTGGAACTTCGCTTCCGGAAAGGTCTTCCGGACGTGCGCGACTTTCTTAAGTCTGTAGTGACGGTTCGACATCTCGAGCATCGTCTCGAACCGTTTTCCACGGTTTGCGTGGTGTCTCATTAGGATTCTCCTTCCGGAATGGATTCGTTGTCTCGTCCGCGAGGAACAAGGAAACGCTGCGTGGTCGTTGCTGGACCAGTCGTTCGTAGCGATAACGTTTGAAATCGATAATTATGTCAGTCCTCCCAGATACCGAAATGGTCGGCGACGGTCCCGAGTAACTTGTCCTTCGCCTCGTAGTAGGTGTTGCGGTTGCCGTAGCGCATCATCTCGATGACGACGTTATCCGTGTACTTGAACTTCGGACGGAATCGAAGATCCCAGATCTGGTTCAAGTCTGGATCGGTCTCCTCGAGTTCCTCCCGGATCCGGAGCAAAAGCCGATGTTCCGCTTCTGCTTGCCGGAGTTGTTCGAGTAGCATGACCGCCTTCTCGACGTTGCTCGACGGTCTCGTGTTGTGTTGTACCTCGCTTGCCTGATACCCAGCCGTGATGGACGGTGCGCTCCGTGCCTTGAGTGACTCGATGCGGGACGGGAGCGTGAACAGGCTTCTCAGCTTGTTCTCGACCAACGTCCGTTGTGCTTTGGTCAACTTATGTGCGATGAATTCCATCCTGTGCCGTCTTCCCTTTCGTGTTAGAGTCTCAGCGGTCTCCACCCTTCCTTGATCAAGCGTTGCGTTTCATGTTGTGGTGCGTCCGGGATGTACAGCACTATGTACTGGTTCTTCTCGCGACGCTAGAATAATTGGGGGCTTGATCCGCTGTATTTTATGCGTGCTCGACGCTTGGCCATCGTGCCGTTACCTCGTGTTCCTCGAGGGCACGCCCTTCGAGCGTCCACTCGCGTCGTTCGTTCGATAGCATTACTGCCGTCGTGATCGGTCGTAGTCCTTCCTCGACCTTGACGAGCTTCCCGTCGATCAGCGTATGCCGACGGATCTGGTTCGAGATGAGCAGGATCTGCTCGTGCTCGAGTGTGTGTTTCCGGAAGACGAGCGTCTTCATGTCACCCCTCCTTTTTTCTCCCGGTCCGGCAACTCGATGTATGCCGTGTGTCGGGTATTGCCGTGACTGCTGACGTATCGCTTACGACCGGTGTAGTGTTCGGTCGCGAACTCCTTCTTGTTGTGAAGATACTGTTCTTTACCGAGGAACCGTGCACCGCGGCTCTCATGCTCCGCGATGCGACGGTCCAGACGTGCTTCATCCGTGTCTGTCAGTCTGATTCGCATCTTATGCCTCCTCGAGAGAAACTAACCATGTCAACCAAGCGGGTGACAGCGACGTCGTTTCCTTCCTGAGCGACGAATATGCTCTTTGCCGGTCGTCCCTTGTTCGTCTAAACAATTGTCGAAGTAGTTCCGTGACATCGGCTTGCTATAGAGTGCCTTTGCCGCTTCAAAGGTCACGGTATAGGTGACGTGTTTCGTAGCACTCGGAGATCGTCTAGCGATACCGAGGTCGCAAAGGTGCTCCCAGTCGGCGTTCGCACCGATCGATCCGTAGTAGTTTCGCCACGGCTTCTTCCGTTTGTTCAGACCGAGCGCGTACCGAAGCTTCCGGAGATGCTCAGTCGTCAACCGTTCGATGATGTGCGGAATGCTCAACTCCTTTCCGGTGTCTCGAGCGATCGAAGGAGTGCCGCGACCTCTTCGTCATCGGGGACGTCTGATGTGAACGCCTCCTTCTGCTTCGCTTCGTGCGCTTGCTGCTTCGCCTTCTCTTTCGCAAGCCATTCCGGTTCCTTCATGCCGGACGATGCATGACGTCGATTTCCGCCACGGGTCCGTTGTCGTTCACGGAACTGGTTCGCTTGATCCTTCGCTTGTTCGACCGTTTGGACGCCTGCTTGTGCCCAGGTCTTCAGGATGCCGGTGATATAGGTGTACTTACGGACGTTCGAGAGCGTCGCCGTCTCGATGGCGAACTGGACCAGCTCAGCGCCATAACTCTTGACGTCGTCCTCGATCTTCTCGATCGTGAACGGTGGCGCGAGTGGTTCGATGTTCTTTCGGTAGAAGTCGATCAGTTTCGTCAGTGCGTCTGCTACTACTAAATCTTTTAGTTCTTTTGGTTCTTTAGTACCTTCAATACTTAGTAGTGTTCGATTTTCCACTTTTGGTTTTTCCACTTTTGGAAAATCGGATTCTGGTGGGACCAGTTTCTGATTTTCGCATTCTGGTGGGCTTGGTTCTCCCTCCGGTTCATCCGGCTCTTCATTTCGTCCCTTGTCGGCATCCGGTTCTTCTGAATCGCTTGCGAACACCGGGCGTTCATGGACGACGAACTCCCATTCCTTGAACTTGCCTTTCTCTCGGACAGGGACGCGCTTGACATAACCAGCGTCCGTCAGTTCCTTGATGGCCGATCGTGTGCTCGCTCTTCCGTCACTCGAACGATTAACGAGATCCGTCTCCCGGACCTTCCAATCGTCCGGCAATCCCATGAGATAGCTGTGCAGTCCCTTTGCCTTCCAGCTCAATGTCTTTTCGTTCAAGAGCGTCTTGTCGAGAACGACATAGTTGTCTTCCTTCTTGATGCGTATGATGGACATGTAATTCACCCCAGTGCTTTCTGTGACACGTTTCGTGTACGTTCATTTGCTTCTGTGATTCGAGTCGACGCGGTGTGGATGGCGTTCAAGGCGCTCCATGCGGCTGACCCTTCCGGTACCGCGTTCGGGAAGAGGACGTCCAGTTGTTCGATGAAATAACGGATCGTCTCTGCTTCCTGTTGGATCACCTCATGCGGATCTTCCGCTCGTGTGCGGCTAACTTGTATGACTCTCATGGTTTCCCTCCTGTCCGGAGCGTGATACACTAGAGTTCCTAGGCTAAAGTGTGTCATCGCTCTCTTGAGTGATGGCATTTTTTGCGTCTTCCGGTTCGTGTTCGAGCCAACGGAGGAAGACGAATGCGAGTGGCGCGATGATCATGACGAAGAGCCAAGTGACGCCCGCCATGTAGATGAGCTCTGGTGACAACTTGTTCACCTCCTTTCCGAACGATTCTTCAGGACGTCGAACCCGACGCCACCGAAGGCGATGCTAAAAGCGATCAAGCCGAAGCCATAGATGACGTATGCGTTCATTTCAGCTTGTTCGGAGGATCCATCTGAAGCAGATGCATGTCGAACGTGTCTTCCATCAGATGCAGGACATGCTGTTTGTTAACGGCGTCGATCACGATGATCGGATCATTCTTGACCATCTGTTTGAACTGGACTAACGCATCCGGCTGACCTTCTTCAACCATCTCCTGGGTCACATCGACGAGAATGTTCGATACGACGTCCTCTACATTGATGAGCGGCAACAGAGTCGGGTTCTCATAAAATCGCTCCACGAGCGTATTAGCTAATACATCTAAATTGGTATAAAGCTTCATGTCTTTTCTTCCTCCCTTTGTGAAATCATTTCCAGACCTCTCCGCGTCCCCATGCATCCAAATCCACTTTGTTGTAAAGCTTGAGCTTCGAATTTTGCGGAGTATGATAGGGAATACCGTCGCGTATCGTATATTTGTCGAGGGTCGCTGCATCAATCCCAAGATGATGCGCGGCTGCTTGTCGTTGCATCCACTGAGGCTGTATGTCACTCAGCTTACGGATTGCGCGGTCTGCGCTCTCCTCCAGTAGATGTTCTAGTTGAATCTTGGATAATGTGATAATTTCTATCGCATCCATGAATGAACTCCCTCCTTCATACAAGCGTCGGGCGCCAATTGCTGACGTACTTCAAGGCTTCGTCGAATTGGTTCTGCCGAATGTCGCGGTAAGAGGCAACAGCGAACGCACGCTTGATGTCACTACCGAATCGACCGTACAATTTCCCTTTCGTGTCATACAGTTCCGATGGTCGCTCATCTAACTCTTTCCAGATATGTTCCGCACGTTTCTTCTTAGCACGTTCAATAGCAAGTTGCTGTCCATAGTCGAGCGTCATCCGCTCATCGATCTTCTCCGTCAGCACGGTAATGGCTGCTTCCGTCTCCTCTTGCTTGACGAGCATTTGCGATGTCGCAGCGAACAACTCTGCAAACGGGATACCCTTCGGCATTTCATAAGATCCGGTCTGGCGGATCGACGGAAGAACGTCTTCCATCACCCAGTTCTCGAATTTTTGTGCTGCAGGTAACTTTGAGTTCGTGACGAGTCTATAGACATCTGGTTCTCGAATAACTCTCGTTTCCTGTGATCTACCTAAGTTATCGATGACGGGATGAAATATCCCCTCACCTTTGCAATGCCGATTGACAGCTTTATGCGGTTCTTTATATCCAAGAGCCTTTGCTACGTCTGAAGCGACAAATAGCGGATTTGTTTTATCGCCGATCATGCGAATAGAGTTTCCTTCGAACACTTTTGTTAGCTGATTCATTATTAACCTCCGTATGATTTTCATTTTTAGAAATTGGGTAAAAATAAACGAAAAGTTTTATTGCATTTATAAATTACCGTTTCGGTAATCAGTCGACAAAAAAATATTCAATTGGCTTACCATACAATCTAGAGAGCTTCATCAAGAATGTTGATTTGATTCCTCGCTTTCCAGCCTCAATCCTACTAATCGTTGCGGCTGACTCGTAACCTGTAAAATCAGCAACTTCCTTTAGAGAAAGATTCCGTTCCTTGCGAGCATTTCTTAATTTTTCAAGGTCAACTTTGGGTTCCGGCAAATGAATCACCTCCTTATTTATTACCATATCGGTAACTTATGAACTCAATATACATTACCATTTAGGTAATCGTCAATACTTTATTTCCAATTCGGTAAAAACAGTTTTCCGTTTTGGCAAAAATGATATATTTGAAAGGAGATACTAATATGGAGTTGATACTAATGGAGAAGGCTTTTCGAGGGGATAGACTTAAAGAACTGCGTCTGAATCGCGGATGGGCACAAGATGACACTGCATTGAAGTTAGGTATAACACCTGCGACGTTATCAAGATTTGAGACTGGAAAGCGTCAACCGGATCCATCGACTTTGGTTTTATTAGCGGACACGTTTGATGTCACTGTAGATTATTTACTTGGCAGAGTCGAAGATCCTAGAAATACTTTGAACAACTATATTGAACATGTCTCTAAAACTAATAAACTGATCGGGATGCATTTTTCAGAAGAAGAACTTAACTCTCTTGATCAAGAAAAAATCGATAAGATTGTAAGTTACATGAAGGACCAAATCGCTTTAGCGATATCAACCGGAATAAATGATAAGACTAAAAAATAAAACTGATTGACGCCAACTATTCAGCTGCGTCAATCAGTTTTTTTAGTGAACTGTGCCATAAATTCGTTTTAGAGATCTCAGATTCAATCTCACTATTCACAAAGAGAACGTATGCGCCTAATTCCTCGCTCCAACATCCTTTTAGCGGAACAAGACCATCATTAGTTTTCAACATCAATTTTTCATTGCCAGAGTAATCCAT